CGTGTATCCACAGTATTCCTTGGATTAGACCATAATTTCTTTTCTGATGGGCCACCAATACTATTCGAGACAATGGTATTTGGTGGTAAGCACGACCAATATCAGGATAGATACTACACTCGACAGGAAGCCGAACAAGGCCATATTAACACTGTTGAAATGGTGAGAGATAGATGGCTAATATTACTTTTGACAGACGGACTATTGAACTGGCTAAAAAGAAAGAAGGATTATATTCTAAACTACGCGAGAAGGAAAGGAATATACACCCCAAAGTGGGAACGTCAGTTGAAGAAATTGTCAGACTTGCGTTCTACGAATGGGCTAATAAGCACAAAGGCGGAAAAGAAATAGTAGACAGGGAATGGAAGCGTTTTCAACGCACATTACAACGTTACTTATAGGAGAATACAAATGAATCCTGAAATGAAAAAAGCTAGTGAAGAATTGGACTTCGCGATTAATCTCCACAAGAGAATGGACGAAGTTAATAATGCACTCCTTCAAGACAAGGAAGTAATGGAGGAACTCACTAAACAAGTTCATACTCTCAATAGGGAGATTATTCCCCCATTGAAGAATTTTGTGATGAATATGCAAGAAACTCGGATGTTAGTAGCCCGAGAAATTGAGCATATTCTACAAGGTGCTAGGCAGCTTAAAGCTTTAGCTGCAAGTAACAAAGACATCGCTTCATTCATTGAGATAGTTCTGCAACTCGATAAAGCTTTAATGAATGATAGACTGAACAAACTAGTTAGCTACATTTCGGTGGCTGTTAATACTTCTGAAAAGCCTACTGAAAAGAAGGAATAATGGAATATCCAATCGAAGGGAAAATTGTGGCGAAAGTCCGAATTAAGAATGGTATCTTACACAAGATGATTGTGTTTGATAATGGCATTCAAGTTGGGACTGGATATGTAATACATTATCCTTCTGGCAGAATGTCAGACCCTATTCTAATATCACCTACTGGTGAAAAACTTCCAGAAGGTTGGTATCATCTAATGATGACTGATGAACAATGGAACGTCGTTGTTCCGATGAGAAAACAATGATTAATTTCACTCAAAAGAATCAGTCATGGTTTGTATTAAGATTCAAATCAGGTCATTTAGTAGGACTTGATAGAGATTCTGGAGGTTATCCTTTTGTAGTTACTGTTCCTTCGCAAATTCATTACTGGCTTACTTCTGATAAAGCAAAAGACTATGCTTCAATGTTCTTAGAGAGAATAGAATTACAACCTATTCAAGTATTTGGTCTTTTTGAATTGAAAGATACAGAAAAATGACATTAGACATGCAGTCAATAGTCGAAACTCCAGTAGGTGGTAAACGGAACGTCATTCTTGACGCTACTGTTCTAGCTACACTGATGAATTGTGCTTGCCTCGCGGATTTTCGATTTAATCATAATCTTCAACCGATTGATGGTAAATCGAATTCTCTTGAATGTGGCTCTATCGTTCATGTATTCATGGAATATATGAATAGAGCTATAATCAATGGAATTAAACGTGAACAGGCCGTTCAGTTTGGTTTCACTGCGGCTGAAATGTATATCAAGGGCTGTCAATCTTGTTCTAACTTTGTATCCACATCTGAAATTCCCAAACCAGTATGTGGACATAAGATAGATGAATTTCCGGGTGTTAAGAATACACCTAGAGATTCTCAAACTACTCCATACAAACGAACTGGTTGGCAGCATGTATTAGATACGTGTGACCAATATCAAATCTTCTATAAGAATGACCATTGGCTTCCATTAGAAGTTGAGGTTGTTAAAGGGAAGATACTATACGAGGACGATGAAATTCGTATTCTTTGGAAAGCTAAACTTGATTGTGTAGTGGATACTAATCAAGGAATCTTTCCAGAGGACCATAAGACAATGAGTCAACGTCGCGATACAAATTCCATGAATAGTCAGTTCATGGGACAATGTATTATCATGGAGACTCAGAAAGTCATCATTAATAAGATTGGCTTTCAAACATCTTTAAAACCTGAAGAAAAATTCCAGCGCGTTCCAATTGGCTATAGTGTTCCACGGTTGATTGAGTGGCAATCTGAAACTCTCCCGTATTACGCTAAGCTAATGCTCATGTATGCTGAGACTGGTTATTGGCCTCGCAATTTCACTCATTGTGAGGGAAAATATGGTAACTGTTCTTTCTTGAAAGTATGTGAGTCTGACCCAATGATGCGTGAGTCAGAAATTAAACGGCTATTTGTAGTGGGTCCATCATGGAATCCCACGAATGAGGAGGATTAAATGGAACTATTTGAATTTCTTGGTTCACCACAACAGAAGAAGATTAAACAGCGTGTAGAAGAAATCAAAAAGCTTTACGAAGTTTCTGAAGCTGAGATGAAATTAATCCAGCAAACATTGATGATAATTAAAGTCTCAATGGATATGTCACCAAAACTCACAGCTAAAGTGCTAAAAGTTTTGGCGGCTGTCACTGAGATGATTAATGAAGAACTTCCTGATGGATTAAAATTAGGCGATGAGTAAATTCTATAACGTCGAAGTCAAGTTCGGAACAAAGTGGACTCTTGTGGATGTTTACAGACAACACAAGGATGCACTATGGCGTGTTAAGGAAAGTGCTAAAGCAAAATATCCAATGCGTATTGTCCGTGTAGTTAGGACAGTCGTATTCGATGGGTCGAAATCATGAGTAAACCTTCATCTCACGTAGCCAAACATCTTCATCGTTACAAGAAAGTAGACTTGTCACGTAATGGTGATAAGCCCTATCTAGTCTATAAGTGTATTAAGCCTGCGTGTTCACATTATGTTCCTATCAATCTCGCTGAAGGAAAATTGTGTGAATGTAATAAATGTGGTGAGCCAATGCTTATCACTAAAGCTACTCTAATTCATTCCAGCAATAAACCAATGGCTAAGCCACATTGTGCAGATTGCATTGTGAGGAAAAATGCGAAAGATGTTGCAGCAATTGCGGAGTTTATTGGCGGAACTAAAACTTAGACTTACTCCTATGCGTCGTCGAAAGTATGACTACGTAAGTGAGGAGTGGTTAAAGGAGCATGATAAATGGTAGTTAAAGGTGGTGGTTATACTGTAGACTTAGAGGAGCCTACTCAACATGACATTAAAACAACTACTGAAAAGAATGTGGCAGGACTCCGATTGGAAGATACTCCTGTCATTATTGGGGACTGTGGTATTATTAATCCTGATGGCTTATCTGATAGCGACATCAGGGACATCGAGCAATATCAAGCTGCGTTAACTGACCCACGTCGTATTTAAAAAGATTGAGAGAATAGATGCCAACACTCGAACAAATGTGTGCAGATGATGGCCTGTTCACTATGTTAAAAGGTGAGCCGGGCACTCGAAAGTCTACCTGCGCGCTATCATATCCCGGTCCACAATACTGGGTATCTACTGATAGGAAAATGAAAGCCTTAGAACTTCCTGCTAAACGGTGGGGATTATGGGGCAGGGGTCATATAGTAGCTGATGACTATTCTGATTGGGATACACCTAAGAAGAAGTTAGATTCTTTTAGGGTTAATTGCCCATTCAAAACTATTATAGTCGATTCACTCACTTCAATTGGTGATAATATGAATCGACAGACTATTAAGCAGAAATCTGCTGAAGGAATGGGAAAGAAGATAGGAAGTATATATGTCCCTGGTCTTGAGGAATATAACGCTGAAGCCTCCGCGTTTCAAGATTTAATGGACATACTGAAGGACGTTCAATCTTATCATAAGATTCATGTCGTCGTAATCGCTCACGTAGTTGGTCAGCGTAAAGACGATGAAAAGAATAAACTTACTCATCATTCAAGAGTAATCATCACAGGCGGTGATAAGATTTCCGGTAAGATAGCATCTTATATGACGGAAGTTTATCACTTTAACGTTGAGACTGATTTCAACGTTGATTCAGGTGAAGGTAAGTTCACACTAGTTACCCAGCACTTAGGGAATGACTATGCTAGAACTTCACTTCCACTAGAAAGGAAAATAGCGTTCAATAATGAACCACTATACGATAAGTGGATTGAACCTGCGATTCGCAAATTGAAGGCTGAACAACCTATCCAACGAATCACAACATCCACACCAACACCACAACCCACAACGTTCAAAGCTAAGGAGTAACACACAATGCCTGTAATCTCATTTTCAGACCGTGACCTTCTCCGCGGAAAGATTGTTAATCCTGCATGGTATCGTGTAGTGATTAACAGTGTGGGTGAGGCCCCCGCGAAACAGTCTGAGAAAGGCCCATCCACAAACTATCCTGTTGAAGCTACTATCAAGTTCAATGGTGATACGGGAGACACAGAGTTTTCTGGAGTTCCGTTAGACTGGAATTTCAATAGCAAGGCCATTGGTTTTGCTGTTGGATATCTTCAGGCTTTCGGTGTGGATGTCAAGTCAGGAACACGTTTTGACTTGAAATCTTCAGAAGGTAGGGAGATTGACGTTTTCGTGGAGAATGATACTTATCAGAATCGCCTGATGAATCGGGTGAATCATAAGTATCGTGCTCCTCGCGAAGATGTTCACGCTGCTTAACTAGGTGTTCACTAGTAAGTTCTAGTAGTAAGTTCGTTAACTGTTAAAGGAGAAAGACAATGAGACTGATTGAACAGAATGACGATGCTGTTGACATGGACGAACTTCAGAAACAGCAGACTGTCGAAGATACTACTATCGATGAATCAGATAAGGAACCTGATTCTGACATCGAAGATGACGATGACATTGAAGAAGTCGAGGACTCAGAACTCGATTAATCAGATTCGTTAGTCTGTGGGTCAAATACCAGTCTCACATTTAAGTTAGCCATATGGCGGTGTGAGTTGTAATGCCTAAACATGGGGCCAGAAAGCAGATTAATGATAGGGGTCACTCACAACGTAGCACAATGTGCCGTATAACGTGGGTGGCCCCGCCTTTAATTAGAAATAACTGCCCATTAATTAATTAGAAGCATAAGGCAGTGTGCTTCCTAATTTCAGTGAAAGCGGGAGAATACAATGACTAAGATTGGTGATATTGTCAACAACCCTGATTTGGAAGCTGAAAACATCCATATCGAGGAAAAGACAAAAGAGGAAAGACGAATTATTGGAAAGATTATCAAGGTTTCCGAGGAAGGATGGGGTTTTATTTCTTCCAAGGAAATCAAATTCACTCGAATCTTCTTTCATTGGACTTCACTAAAACAGGATACTTTCAACTTTCAAGATTTGAAGAATGGAATGAAAGTAGAGTTTACTCCTGTAGAAGTAGAAGGAAAAGGCTGGCGCGCGATTAAAATTCGTGTAGTCACCGATGAACAGAAGGAATCCAAGATTAGTTAGTGTCAGCTTCGGCTGCTAACTAATAGGTCGATTTGGTGCCGTTTCGCTGACCTGATATACTCTGGACCATTTTATGGCAGATAAAAAATCAACGTGAGAAATGGCACAATCATATTATGAACAAAGGACTTAAACTTTTATTCTGTAAAGAATGCAATAGAAAGAGATATTGCAGGTCTATTCGTATACCCGGTAATAATTTTAGAAAAGAATGTAGTAAAGGACATACTTGGATTAATAAAGGTGTTACATTAGAACGTATCAGTGCTATCATTCAAGATACATTTTCTTCAGATAAATTGAAGCATCTCTTTGAAAGAGATGATTCTTTTTTCACAAAAATAAGGAGATAAAATGAGTTTGACTAGAGATGAATGGGCCAAAATGTGGGAGTCTATTAAGACTATTGAACAATTAGCTAAAGATTTACGTTCTACAAGTATTCAATTTAGAAATAGAAATCATTATTCAGAAAGAATACTCGATGAAATAAGTGAAATTAAGGAAAAGATTCAATCAGTAATAGGTCAGATGGAATGACATTCCCTGAGAGATATAAACAAGAAGAAACATGGCATGGCAAAGTGATGATAATGGAAATTTATCATCTAGCTATGACATATCGCTTCGGTAAAGATTGGACTATTAGCCACACTTCATTAGAATTTAATGTAAGTGTAGGATTAGTATCAGAGAATCTTAAACTCGCGAAAGCTCTCCACGAAGATGAAACTATTATTAAATGTGAATCACGTCAGGATGCTTTAAAGAAATTGAATGGGAGATAATTATGATATTGTTAATAAAAGTAGCACCACAAATACTCAAAGATTTTACTAAACTATTAGTTGAACATGATTTTTCATTTGAAATGAATACTCAACATAGAAATTTTAGAATTAAAGGATTATCTCAGATAATGCTTAACACAAATACTGAATGTTATTCATTAACTCAAAAAGAAATTAAATTTCATATTGATTCTGCTATACATAAAAATAATATAGAGGAAATTTGTATAGCAGAGGAGGATAAATAAGATGGCCCCAATCTGGAAACCTCAGTCACACGAAGTTTTAGAAAGTTGGATTACTGCCATACTAGAAGAAGCAAGTGATGATTTGAATGATTGGGAAACTAATTTTATTGAAGATATGACTATTCGTATTGCTAATAAATGGCAACTCTCACAGAAACAGGAAGAAACTTTAGAGAAGATATATGCCAATAAAACTTCCTAATGATGATAATGGTGAAGTCAGGTCCGAATTTATTAAGGACCATGAGACTTGGAATACTTGTCCTGAATGTTTTAAGGATTGGAAGGATGTAATTCCAGTTCCAGGACTACTTCATAGGACTAGATTGTGCGGAGCATGTTATAAAAAATTGAAAAATGAGCGAACATAAATACGTCCCCGGAATTGGTCCTATGGGTGCCAAGTTAATGATACTTGGCGAAGCTCCATCATATCAAGAAACTGCCGCAGGTAAGCCATTCGTAGGACCATCAGGTAAAGAGTTAGATAGACTATTATACGATGCTGAAATTCATCGTGAATCATGTTGGGTAACTAATGTCTGCAAGTATGAAGTCCCACCAAATCTTCCCGGTAAGAAAATTCCTTTTGGTGTTCGTGCAAAAAACGTAGGTATTAACATTGAGAAGCAACTCGAAGAACTCCAAGAAGAAATTAATGGAGTCAAACCTAATTGCATCCTCGCATTGGGTGGAACTGCATTGTGGGCATTGTCTGGAAAAACTAAAATTGGCTCATACCGTGGAAGTATCATGCATGGTATGGGACGCAAATTCGTCGCGAGTTATCATCCAGCTCACTTGTTACACACCGCAGCAGGTGGAGAATTTAAAGGTTACTGGAATCGGCAAGTAATGATTTTTGATTTCAAGCGTGCTCTGATGCAGTCACGCTTTCCTGAGTTAATACTTCCTCAGAGAACACTTGAAATCTGTAAATCTTCGTATCAATTGTCTGAGTTCCGTAATCGATATAAAGGCAAGATTCGTATGGCTACAGATATTGAAGCCAACGGAACTTGTATTCCTATTTGTATTGGACTCTCACTAGACCCTAGACATGGTATGACTGTTCCACTCTGGAATACAGATGGAATATCTACCATACCTACTTCTGACTTAATTCAATGCTGGATAATATTAGCGGAGATGTTATATGAAAAAGAAATCGTCGGACAGAACTTCAATTACGATAGAGATAAAATCAAAAGATTGGGATTCATTATTCGACGACTCGCGTCCGACACTATGCTTAAAGCTCACGCGATTAATCCTGAACTCCCTAAAGGACTCGCATTCAATACGAGTCTATTCACAGAAGAACCTTTCTACAAAAATGAAGGTATGTATCAAGGTTCTATCCAAGACCTACTCATTGGATGTGCAAGAGACTCCTGTGTAACATTAGAAATAGATGGTAATATGGATGCAGACTTAGATGAATTAGGTCAGCGTCCATTCTTTGAAAACTTCTTAATGCAACTTCCTGGTCTATATTGGTCTATTGAGAATCAAGGCTTCGCGATTAATAATCCAGAAAGAGACCAACTATTACACAAGTATATTGAATGGGATGAGCGTTGTCGGTATGAGTTATTCAAGTTGACTGGAGCAGAGATTAATGTCAATTCACCTAAACAAATCCAAAGTTTACTCTGGGACAATCTTAAACTTCCTCGAAAAGATACCACTGGTGAGGAAGATATTACAGCCCTGCTCAATAGTGCCTCTGCGATTAA